GGGGAGACACTTGTAGACTTCAGGGAACGTCTCGCTGGCCTTAAGGATAAGCTAGCCCCAGTGGAGGCTGACCTAAAGGAAGGTGAGGCAGGATCACCCACACAGATTACTTTCCATCCCGCTATGATAGCAGCTAAGAAGATGGAAAAGAAGATACACGACCAGCTAGAAGAGTCTAATGCCAGAAAGGAATTGCGTACAGCAGCCTTTGAGTGTGCCTTGTTTGGTACTGGGATTATGAAAGGCCCGTTTGCAGTAGATAAAGAGTATCCTAACTGGACTGAGGAAGGAGAGTACTCCCCTCTTATTAAGACCATGCCTAGATGCTCCTCTGTTTCTATCTGGAACTTCTACCCAGACCCAGATGCTGCAAACATGGACGACGCAGAGTATGTCGTTGAGCGTCACAAGATGTCTCGCACTCAGATACGATCCCTTAAGAAAAGACCTTTCTTTAGGGAGAACGCTATTGATACAGCAGTATCCATGGGTGAGTCCTACACAAAAGAGTGGTGGGAGCAAGCTATGGAGGACGACGACCAAGAGGCCCGTAGCGAACGCTTTGAGGTTCTTGAGTTCTGGGGTTACCTCGATACAGACCTACTGAAAGATCAGAATGTTGATATTCCTGAGGATCTGGAAGATCTTGACCAAGTATCAGTCAACATCTGGATTTGTAACGGACAGGTTCTACGCCTAGTCCTTAATCCATTTACCCCATCTTACATTCCCTACTACGCAGTTCCGTATGAAGTAAACCCTTACTCCTTCTTTGGTGTAGGTATTGCAGAGAACATGGACGACACTCAGACACTTATGAATGGCTTCATGAGAATGGCTGTTGACAATGCTGCACTTTCTGGCAATCTTATCATTGAAGTTGACGAGACAAACCTAGTGCCAGGTCAAGATATGTCAGTGTACCCTGGAAAAGTCTTTAGAAGACAAGGTGGTGCACCGGGGCAAGCTCTCTTTGGAACCAAGTTCCCCAACGTCTCTAATGAGAACATGCAGCTATTTGATAAAGCGAGGGTGCTAGCAGATGAATCGACAGGATTCCCGTCTTTTGCTCATGGTCAAACAGGCGTTAGTGGTGTTGGTAGGACTGCAAGCGGCATTAGTATGCTTATGTCTGCTGCTAACGGTTCTATTCGTAATGTGGTTAAGAATGTAGATGACTATCTCCTATCCCCTTTAGGTAAAGCTTTCTTCAATTTTAATATGCAGTTTGACTTTGACCAAGAGATCAAGGGTGACTTAGAGGTTAAGGCTCAAGGTACTGAAAGCCTGATGGCTAACGAAGTCCGTAGTCAACGTTTGATGCAGTTCTTGCAGATTACACAGAACCCTGCCTTAGCTCCCTTCTCTAAGATGGACTACATCATCCGTGAAATTGCTAAGTCTATGGATCTTGACCCCGACAAGGTAGTAAACTCCATGGCAGACGCTAGACTTCAAGCTGAGTTGCTGAAGGACTTCCAAGCCCAGAACCCACCGCCTGAACCTCAACAGGGTGTGCAACCACCACAGGGAGGCCCACAGGGCCAAGGAGCGGCCCCTGGAGTACAGGATACCTCTGGAGCAGGGGGTGGCAACATAGGAACCGGAACAGCCCCTCAGCCGGGAGAACAGGGCTTCTCAGGTAACACAGGCCAACAAGGTGCTGCTTAATGCATAATCTAAAACCTTTAGTAAATGATAAGGCACTCTGGGAATCCTTCCTAGAAGAGATACAATCCCGTTTGAACGAGGTTCATAAGCAGATGGAACAAGCCCAAGGCATTGAGGACTTGTACCGTCTGCAGGGGCAGGCAGCTTGTTTAAACAAATTTAAATTCTTGAGGGAAAAGGTTAATGGCTGATCAAACACAACAAGCTTTTAATTTTGAGGATACAAAGGATGACCAGATGAAACTCACTTTCAAGTCTAGGTATAAAGGGTATGCCCTTGGCGGTGAGGTCGATGCGATTGACCCAGTTTCAGGTAATGAAGTACCTCCAGGTTCTACTCCTAAAGAAGTACGAGATGACATCCCAGCCATGCTCTCTGAAGGCGAGTACGTAGTTCCTGCAGACGTTACTAGGTTCTATGGCGTAAAGTTCTTTGAGGATCTTAGAGCCAACGCTAAGGTAGAACTATCAGAGATGGAGACTAACGGACGTATCGGCGGTGAGCCAGTACCAGAAGATGAAGACGACTTAACAGAAGACGAGATGGCTTTACTTCAAGAGGTTATGGCTCAAGGTGAACCTGTAGCTATGAACCAAGGAGGAGCCGTTAGTCAGCAGGTTCCTTACCTCTCTCCTCAGCAACCTATGAATAACCCTCAGTTAGGTATTGACCTTTCCCAGCCAACAAGTTATAATAAACCTCTAGGTATGGCTGCAGGTGGCTCTGTCGCAAAAGACCCTTTTGGTAATCCTATTCAACCAGTAACACAATCCCCAAACCAACCAGCCTACTCTGTACTCCCACTTAACCCAACAAACCCCCAAGGTATCTACGGTGTTACCACTGCGGCAGGAACCCCCTACACTGCAGCTACGCCCCCAACTACTCGTGCTGCAGTAGATACTCCAAGTGCACCGACCACGGGTACTTCTACCCCAACAACGGACACCTCAACAAGCACTGGGGGTATGGCAACAAAGTTTTATATAAACAAAGACTGTGCACGTATTTCAGTACTCACGTTAAATGGTAAGCCTATCAGTTCGGTACCAGCTAACTTTAATGAGTACTTAGAGGATACTCCAGAGAATAGTGCTCTCTTTGGCTGTACCATAACCGATATAGAGGACACTACCGATACTACTGATACGGATACTGATACCGTGACGACAGGTACATCCGTAGACGTGGACGATGACAACGCCATTGAAAACTATAACGTAAATGTCAAAACAACAGTAGACTCCAACACACCTGAGGGCGCAAGTGTGATGTTTGAGGACAGTGGTGTTAGTGTGAAAGATCCCCTCACAGCCGCCAAGACCGCCCTCAATGAAGCGTTTAAAGTATCAAAAGGGGCAGGCTCATTTCTTACAGCTATTAATCCCTTCCTAGGTGTGGCAGGCGCTGGGGTAAACGCTATCAGTCAACTGTCTGCTTTGTCTAAAGCAAACGCAAACCTCAAAATGGCAGACTTCTTGGGTATGACTGAAGCCTCCGAAGCAATACAAAAGGAGATAGACTCCTTCCTTGAGAAAGCTCCTGGAGTAGTATCTGCCCTTGACAGTGTTTTTGCTAAAGGTGATGAACGTTTCAACAACGCAATTGAAGCTGCTACAAGTGTCAACGCCCCGGACGAGGCTGTTATCTTCAATGACACCCTGAATGAAGTTGGTCAGAAGAATGTAAATGACTACCTCATTGAAAACAGCCCAGGCTACACGGGTGCAACTGTAGTCACCTCTGAGACTAAGAGGGATGATGGTTCTACAATTATTCCAGGAACTATCGTTAGGACTACTGGAGCTGTTGAGTCGTCAATAAGGCCTAAGGAAAGAACGCCAACGGCTACTCCAAGCAATACTGGCGGCGGTGGAACAACATCAACACCTTCAAGTGTAGCTGCTGCAGAGAGTGCCTCAACCGCTGCAACGACTGACTGGGCTAAAGCAACCCAAGTAGTTAACTCAATAAGCCCTAGCGATGATGGCGTTGCATGGGCCGCAGCTGTCAAAGCACAATCGGAAGCAAGTAAAGCGGCTACCAAAGCTGCAAAGGCTGCAACAGAGGCAAGAAATAATGATGATGATCCAAGCAATGACGGGAACAGTGATGCCTGCTTCCTTACAACTGCCGTCGTTGGACGCAGAGGTGAGCAAGACAACGGACCTACACTTACTAAGTTGAGAAACTTTAGAGATACGTTTATGTCCTCCAACCTAGCAGACGTAGAGGAGTACTATCGGATAGCCCCTAAGATTGTTGCGTCTATACCAGAGGACCATAAGGACTGGGATTGGATTGGTTCTCAAATTGATAAGTCAGTTGAGTTTATTGACAAGAATCTTCTAGATGAAGCATACAAGACCTATAAAGATATGGTCAAGAAACTTGAGAAGGATTGGCTATAATGGAAAAGACTGAACCACCTATCGTCACTATGGAAGACTACATGAACATCTATAAGATGACTGTTCTTCAACGTGTCCGAGAACTGCCAGACGAAGACAAGAGGGTTCTCCAAGAGTTACCTAACTCACCCTTTGCTGAAGTACTAAGTAAAGTTCTTGGCCCTGAGTTGTCAGGTGTTAGTGCAGGTGCTGTCGTTGAGGAACAGCCAGAAATTCCTCAAGAGGAAGTAAGACCTAGTCGTATGGGTTTGGGTTCTCGTTAACTCTAAGTATACGTCATATAACTATAAGGCTACCCAGCGCAAGGCTGGCCCCAACATAAGGAAAAAATATGCCTGAACTACTAGCAATGAAATCCCCTAAAACAGCAGGCTTTGTTGACAGGGGGTCAAACTATGACCGTAAACGCAAGCGTATCGAGGAAGAAGAAAACGCTATTGCCAAACTAGAAGCGGAGGCCAGAGGTGAAACCGTCGAAGAGGAATCCGATGGCGAGGGACTTGAGGCAACCGAAGTACAAGCCGAGAGTAGTCCCCAACAAGAAGAAACCATCGTTGAAGCTGAAGCACAAGAAGATGACTCAAATTTAAGTGCTGAGGAGAAGTCTTTTAAGAAACGTTATGGTGACCTGCGTAGACATATGCAGCAGAAGGAAAAGGAGTGGGAGGACAAGCTGAGTGCTAAGGATAGCCGACAGACTATTGCACCTCCCAAATCAGAGGAAGACATTGAGAGATGGGCTAAAGAGTACCCAGACGTAGCAGGTATTGTAGAAACCATTGCTTCTCGAAAAGCTCAGGAGATGTTTAAGAAGGCTGAGGATAGGTTATCTCAACTAGACGAGATTCAGTACGAAGCGGAACGTAAGACAGCAGAAGCACGAATCAGTGAGGTTCACCCTGACTTTAGTAAGCTAAGAGAATCTGACGAGTTCCACTCTTGGGCAGACAACCAGCCTAAGTGGGTACGAGACGCTCTATACGAGAACATGGATGACCCAGACTCAGTCGTAAGAGTTATTGACTTGTACAAGATTGATACAGGCCATACCCCTCAAGCTAAGAAAGCTAGCACTAAAGCAGCGGCTAAAACTATTGGTAAGGGTTCAAGGACTAAGGTTGATCCCACAGAAGGCGGAGCTACTATCAGAGAGTCAGACGTTTCCAACATGTCTGCCACTGAGTTTGAAGCCCGTGAACAAGAAATTGCTAAGGCCATGCGAACAGGGAAATTCGTATATGATCTTAGCGGTAATGCACGATAGGTGTTGACAAACACTTTTGCCTGCATATAACTAAGTACGTATAGTTCAAGAGCCTCTTAGCGGACTACCTCTTAACTATAAAACTTTCCCAAACCTAAAAACTATAACATTCAACCAAGAACCACCTGAGTAAGTATAGGCCCGTTAGCTAATGGTTGGCCGACCTGAAGCCAAACGCACCCTAGAAAATATCTCAGCCTCTTCGTCTTGTTTAGTTTCTCTGAGTTGAGGTGTTTGCCTTATACTCGCATTCACTTCTTATCATAAGCCAAACATTCTAGGAGAATTACAATGGCATTCGCATCAGCTGGAGGTTATACCAACCTCCCTAACGGTAACTTCAGTTCCGTTATCTACTCTAAAAAAGTACAGCTTGCATTCCGCAAGTCAACAGTCGTCGGTGACGTAACCAACTCTGATTATTTTGGAGAGATTGCAAACCAAGGGGACACTGTTAAGATTATTAAAGAGCCAGAGGTGAGCGTATCTGCTTATGCACGTGGTACAACCATTGCTGCACAAGATCTCACAGACGCTGACTTCTCCTTAGTCGTTGATAAAGCTAACTATTTTGCTTTCAAGATGGACGATATCGAGGAGGCTCACTCCCATGTAAACTTCATGGATCTTGCAACCAACCGTGCGGCTTACCGCTTGGCTGACCAGCATGACCAAGAAGTATTGGGTTACTTGTCAGGTTACAAACAGTCTGCTTTGCACACTGCTGCTGACACAGTGAACGATCAAGTCAACGGCACTAAAGCTGACACAGCTGCTGGTTCTGACGAACTGCTTGCAGCTAATAAGCTTTCCCGCCCAGACTTCGGCAACATCACAACTGCAGGTGTAGCTGGCGACTCTATTCCAGTTGCTGCTCGTCTGCCAGGTGCGACTGCTTTGCCAACTGCATACGTATCACCTACTATGTTGATTGCACGTATGGGTCGTCTTCTTGATCAAAACAGTGTTGACAAGGCTGGTCGTTGGGTTATCATTGACCCAGTGATGATGGAAATCCTGATGGATGAAGATTCCCGTCTGTTGAACGCTGACTTCGGTGACTCTAACGGGTTGCGTAATGGTCTCGTCCTCAACAACTGGAATGGCTTCCGTGTTTATGTATCTAACAACCTGCCTCAAATTGGCACAGGTGCATCGACAACAGGCACAGCCGCACAGTCCACTAACTTTGGCGCTGTCGTAGCTGGTCACGATTCTGCTGTAGCAACTGCTGAGCAAATCAACAAGACTGAAACCTACCGTGACCCAGATTCATTCGCTGACATTGTCCGTGGTATGCATCTATACGGTAGAAAAATACTGAGGCCAGAAGCCTTGGTAACAGCTAAGTATAACTTGGCTTAAACAATACAATAATCTGTTGGGCTGGTCTTCTAGGAGGCTGGCCCTTCAGCAACCTCAACGGTAGGATAACTCTATGGCTACTTATGTATCTCTAGTTAATGAATTACTAAGACGTATGAACGAGGTGACACTTGACATTGCGGGTGATGGCTTCGATACGGTACGTAATGTTCAGGCTCTAGCTAAAGATGCAGTCAATAGTAGCGTTAGACTTATTCTACAGGATGGTCAGGAGTGGCCCTTCCTTAAAACAACGTATACCCAAACACTAACGGCAGGCACACGACTCTACGACTTCCCTTCCGACTACTCAAGTACTGACTGGAACACCTTTTATATTAAACAACTGTCCTCTAAGAGTAATGCACCTCGTAACCTAAAGGTAATTACCTATGAGGACTACATTCAAAACTATAGAAGTATAGACGACACGGGTGACACAGTTAACGGGGATGCTTCTCCCTCTGTTGTGTATCAAACTTATGGTCCTGCCTTTGGAGTTACACCTGTACCGGATGCAGCCTACGAAATTGAGTATGTGTACTGGTCTTACCCTGACGACATGGCAGTGTACAATGACGTGTGCATCATACCAGACAGATTCAAGCATGTTCTTATTGATGGTGCTATGATGTTTATGATGCGTTTCCGTAGTAATGAGCAGAGTGCGTCTATTCACCAGAATAACTTTGATGATGGTATTAAGTCTATGCGCCGTGTACTTATGGATGACGCAATAGAGATTAGATCCACAGCTGTATCAAGGGGCTTTAACTCTGCGTTTGGTGGTGGTGCCTGATGGCTGATAACCTAGCCTCCTTTAAAGTCTTCTGCCAAGGCGGTCTAAACACCAGTCGTGATGTGCTGTCACAGGGTGAGACGCAACCGGGTTCAGCTATCTCGTTGATTAACTACGAGCCTGCTGTTACTGGTGGTTATCGCAAGATGAGTGGCTACAGTAATGACTATGGTACAGTACCAGGATTCGGTGATGTTTTAGGTGTCTGTGTAGCTAATGGTGTGAATGATGGTATCCTTGCCGCACGGTATGATACAGGAAGCACTGACTATCTGTATTACTGGAATACTTCTACATCTGCTTGGGTAACTATTACTACACCAGCCACTGTTGATGTTTCAACTTACCCCAAGGTACGCTTCTCTCGTTACAACTGGGGTACATCTAAGGTAGTTATTACGGATGGTGTAAATCGTGCTGCAACATATGATGGCACAACTTACACTCAGCTTACTAGCACTAACGCTCCCAGCGCACCTAAACTCTCACATGTATTTAAGAACCACTTATTCTTAGCTGGTGATGCTACTGAGACCACTAGCCTGTGGTTCTCTGCACCCTACAATGAGATTGACTACGATCCTGCAGACGGTTCAGGTGTCATTAACGTAGGCTTTCCTATTGTCGCAATTAAGTCCTTTCGTGACGCACTCTACGTCTTTGGGTCCAACAATATCCGTAAGCTTGTAGGTAACAACATAGCAGACTTTGTACTTGAAGAAGTTACAGATGACTTGGGTTGTGTAGCTACCGACAGTATCATTGAGATAGGTGGGGACTTAATCTTTTTATCTCAGGATGGTCTGCGGCCTATTAGCGGTACGGATAAAATTGGTGACGTTAATCTTGAGACTGTCTCTAAAGACATTCAGTCTATCTTTACTGATGTAGTGTTTGATGTAGACTTAGACAAGCTGAACGCCGTAGTTATAAGACAGAAGACACAGTTTAGGTTCTTCCTTGGTGCAGCTGATGGACAGGGTATCATCGGTGGCTTTAGACAGACACCTAATGGTTTGCAGTTTGAGTATGGACAGATGCTTGGTGTCTTTACTACATGTGCTACCAGTGGTTACATTGGTCAGGATGAGTTTGTAGTACACGGTGATAGCAACGGTAAAGTACACCGCCAAGAGCAAGGCAACTCATTTGATGGTGAGGATATATTTAGTGTATTCCAGACACCTTTCTTTCACATGCAAGACCCAGAGCAACGTAAGGTGTTTTACACTGTAGCTACGTACTTACGTTCTGAGGGTGACAATGAACTAATCATGTCTGCTCTTTACGACTACGAAGACGTAGACACTTTGCGTCCTACAAACTTTACACTAACAACACAGGGCGCAGCTGCATACTATAACGAAGCCTTGTATAACAGCACAGCAATCTTTGACGGTAACCCTGCCCCTGTACGGCGCACAAACATTTCAGGTTCAGGTATGTCAGCATCATTTAAATACGTAACCAATGACACTAACGCCTCTCACAGTATCCAAGGCATCGTGGTGACATTCGGAGTAGGAGACAGGTTATAACATGGCAGGTTACACTAGACAGTCAGTAGCAGACATTATCGCTAATGCGGTTATTAAAGCTGCACCAGTAAACGCTGAGTTTAACGCTATTCGTGATGCTTTCAATAACAGCACGGGTCACAAGCATGACGGTACATCTGCTGAGGGTACATATGTTCCACTCATTGCAGACCTTGATGCTAATAATAAAGTAGTAGTAGACACAGCCAACAATCGTGTTAGTTTTTACTCAGAGGTAGGTGGTTCTGCAGTAGAGCAAGTACGCATTCAAGATGGTGCTATTGTACCCGTAACAACTAATGACATTGACCTTGGCTCTTCCTCTTTAAAGTTTAAAAACTTATACGTTAATGGTATTGGTGAGATTGGTTCTGTCACTATCCTTGGTGGTACTATTGATAACGTAGTCATTGGTGGCACTACTCCAGCTGCTGCAGACTTTACTACAATGGATGCAACAGGTAATGTTACTGTTGGTGGTACACTTGCTGTAACTGGTACATCTGCACTAACAGGCACTACTACCATTACGTCTGCTGACATCAACTCTGGTGCGATGGACAACACGGTTATTGGTAATACTACACCTGTTGCAATCACAGGTACTACTATTACAGGTACGTCCCTTGTTGGCCCCCTCACGGGAGATGTTACTGGGGATGTCACTGGTGACGTAACAGGAGATGTTACAGGAGACCTCACAGGTAACGTAACAGGGAATGTAACGGGTAACTTAAATGGTATTATTGGTGCTACTACCCCTGCTGCTGGTAGCTTTACAACTGTATCGACATCTGGACAAGCAACCTTGGCGACTGTTGATATTAACGGCGGTAGCATTGATGGTACTATTATCGGAGCATCAACTGCTGCAGCTATAACAGGTACTACCATCACAGGTACTAGTCTTGTAGGGCCGCTTACAGGTAGTGTAACAGGTAACGTAGCAGGTAATGTTACTGGCAATCTTGTGGGCAACGTAACTGGTAATGTTACTGCAGCAAGTGGCACTTCCTCATTCACCGATGTGACCATCAATGGTACACTGAACATGAATGCTGGTACTACTTCCACTATTACTAACCTTACAGCACCTTCTAATGACCTTGATGCTGCCACAAAAAAGTATGTGGACGATGAAGTAGCTGGCCTTGTAGACTCTGCCCCCGGTACACTTGATACGTTAAACGAACTAGCTGCCGCTTTGGGTGACGATGCAGACTTTGCTAATACTATAACAACTAGCATTGCCACTAAGTTACCACTGGCAGGTGGTACAATGACTGGCCCTATTGCTATGGGTACGTCTAAGATTACTGGCTTGGGTGATCCAACTGCAGCACAGGACGCAGCAAGTAAAAACTATGCTGACACTACCTTCTTAGGTTTAGCTGGTGGCACTATGACTGGTGCTATCGACATGGGTAGTGCTAAGGTTACTACTACCTATACACCTACTAATGCTGCAGACCTTACTAACAAAACATACGTGGACAGCATTTTAGGTTCAGCCACTGCTGCTTCTGCTAGTGCGACTGCCGCTGCTACTTCTGAGACTAATGCTGCTACAAGTGAAACTAATGCAGCTAACTCTGCTACTGCCGCTGCAAGTTCAGCTACATCTGCTGCTGCATCATATGATGCCTTTGATGATCGCTACTTAGGTGCTAAAGTAACCGCTCCTACATTAGACAATGACGGTGATGCACTTATCGTAGGTGCTTTGTACTTCAATACAACAACTAACTTTATGTATGTGTACAGTGTATCGGGATGGGTTGCTGCAGGCTCTTCAGTTAATGGTACATCAGATCGTCAGACGTACAGTGCGACAACTGGTCAGACTAGCTTCACAGCTACTTATGATGTAGGATACGTAGACGTTTACCTTAATGGTATTAAACTACTAGCAGGTACAGACTTCACTGCCACTTCTGGTACAGCTGTTACACTAACTGTTGGTGCAACTGCAGGTGATATTGTAGACATCGTAGCTTACGGGTCTTTCTCTATTGCAGATCACTACACTAAAACCCAAAGCGATGCTCGTTATGCACTAGCAGATGATGCACTTGCTTTAGCTATTGCGTTAGGATGAGGAATTAAATAATGGCTAACACCTTTAAAAATGCAGTTAGTTCAGCAATAGGCACATCTCAAACAAGTGTTTATACTGTACCTGCTTCAACTACTACAACGGTTATTGGTTTAACTGTTTCTAATATCACAGCTTCGGCTATTACAGTCGATGTAGTTCTTACCGATGCGTCTGCTACTACGGATGTGTACCTAGTTAAGGGTGCTACAGTTCCAGTAGGGGGTGCTTTGGTTCCTGTAGGAGGTGACCAAAAGGTTGTACTAGAAACTACAGACATCATTAAGGTCACCAGCGACACAGCTTCAAGTGCTGACGTTATCGTGTCCGTACTAGAACAGTCGTAAGGGGAGACATACAGACATGCCTTATATTGGTAACCAACCCGCACCACAGAATGTAACATCTACAGAGATTACAGATGGTACTATTGTTAATGCTGACATCAATGCTAGTGCAGCTATTGCAGCAAGTAAAATTGCTGGATTGGCTACTGTTGCTACTTCTGGTGCATACTCAGACGTTACAGGTACTCCTACTATTCCTACAGACTTCGTTAGTGCAGCGACTGGAGGCACCTTTAGCGGTGACATTGATGTAGGCGGCGAGCTAATCGTTGACAGCTACAACGAAACCTACGCTGCTGTCACATCCACTAGCAACGCCACTACGGTGGACTGTGAGGCAGGTAACGCATTCAGCCACACACTGACAGAGAACACCACGTTCACGTTT